TGGGCTGCGGGCTGTCATAGAACCACGCATGTTGGACAGATTGGCACGAGCGCGCCGCTCAGTGAGATGGAATAGATATTGCCGTGAATGGTACGACGCCAACTCTACATTCGACCATGCCGCATTAGGCATCAGAAGAATTTGCTGTAACGCACCATGGACAATAACATCTTCTAGTTCATCCATGACATGCTCTTCCATGCCTTCAGCATCGCGCTTCGGCTTTAGCGCATAGAACATACGCATGGTATAGGTCTTGTCGTTATCCGGCATGGGGAGAACGAGATACCGATTTGGAAGAACTTGGCAGATTGCACGAGGTTCTGACCCTGCTTCCATCGTAGGGTCTAAGATATTGAAATTGCCGGAGAGATCGGCACGAGCATACAGAAGACTAATAGCCGACGACGTACGCGTACCAGTGCTGGTCTCCAGCAACAACGCGCTACCGCTTTCTTGAGTCAGCAGGTCTGCCGCATCTGTGGAATCTATGGCTTCCAACGAGCTATAAGTATTCGCTTCATTGAACTCGCTGTTATTAAACTGCTTAGAGTTCAGCGGCGCTTTAGTCGTCTCGCTCCAAGCGACATCAGCAGAATAACCACTGAACAAGTCAGCCCATTGAGGATATTGGTACAGCGCTTCTTCAAGCGTCAGCTTTTTCAGCGGCTGTCCGTTCATCATGGCGTCGAAGACCACATGAACATCTGAGTTCGTCGGCTTATTGTACGCGTATTCGTATGCGCCGGGAGACAGATTAAACGTCGGCTCCACATGCCGCCAAAGTAACGACCGCTCACACGCGCGGATAGCCGCCTTCCGAATCTCGCGGAGCATAACGGGCTGCGGGCAACCGGGGGCGCTAGCGCCTACTTCTTGAACCAGCGTGGAAAAGGCACGATCAGTCATCAGATCACCTCACCGATAATCTGGTCAGTGCGAGAAGGCTTCATAGCCGCAGACTTAGTATCTGTAAGAGAACGACTCTGCAGCGACGACGTTAGTTGGCTCGTGAACAACTGAAGGAAGAACTCAGCCCGCTTCGAATTGATGCTCTCGTCGTCGATTGACTCAGCCAAGAATACCACACCATCAACTATGACAGGAAGGAACGCATCACTCGGCTGATCTATGACATCACCAATGGCGTAGTCGGCTGGCACTTTTACGTACTCGCCCAGCAGTACGGTGCCTGAAGTTGGCGGCGGATATAGGAAGAACCTTTCCGGGTTCTTCACATGCCGCATAAAATTTACAGGCGAACCAGCAGTCTCATTCATCCAGTTCGGCGCGTAGCGGGACAACGTCTCACGATCTACTTCGGTAATGGCGTTACTGCCTTTAACCTGAAATATATCAATGAGTCGCATACCATCGCTCGGTAACGCCTGCACTGCCGTATTGGCCGTCGTAGGTATATCGCTGATCGACCCGAAGAGATCAGGACGCAGCACTACCATGCGCTTAATTGTCTGATTAAAAAACCCAAGCAAATCCGTATCGCTGTAACGATAAGGTGCAGCAGTATCTTGTAGGATATTGCGCGCTTCGGTGATTATATCAGATGGTGTCACAGCAGACCCCGAGACGCTTCGGCATTGAGTTCGGGATTACTATACTCAGGTTCTTCAGGAATGTCATCCGTATGGAGGTCAACTCCCTTACGTTTCCTGCCTTTGCGCGGCACCTTTAGCCCGGCAACTGGCTCCTCTGTCGCAGCTTCTAAAGCCGCTACTACTTCGGCCACCTCTTCGGCGGCTGGGATTTCCTCAGAGAACTGAGCAACGCGGGCTGAAATGCCGGGCGTCAAGAACTTCTCAGGAAAAGCGACTTCCTCAGAAACTTCTTCCAGTTTGGGGTGGGCAGCAAGATACCGATCCCATTCGTAGATCGTACCATCCTGCTTATGGCGAAGCCATCTGGTCATTTGCAACCCTTCTTCTTGGGCTTACGGACCATACCGCCTTTACGGTACTCTTCACCCTCGTCGTCTTCGCAGCCGCCCTTCATCTTCTTACCGCCGTTACCTTTTTTCATAACGACAATCATCAGAGCCGGACCTTTGGGTTTTTTCATAGGGGCTTTAGCCATCACTTAAATCCTTTTCTCTTACCTGATGGAGACACAGGCCACGACTTACGGGCGGGGCCAGTCTTCTTTGAAGCCATTGTTTTCTTTTCTGAAGCGGTCATCTTAGACGCTGCTGCTGCCGGACGGCAAGCTGGGTATCCTCGTTTGTCACTCGGACCTGAACGGCCACATGGCTTGCCGGTCTTTACATCGACCCACTTCTCTCCGAACCACTTTCCGAGTCCGCCTTTAGCCACGCTTCACCCGATTGTCTGCGCCAGACCAAGTACCGCCACGGCTTTTATATTCTTTCGCAGCCCACGCATTTGCATATGCGCTTGGATAAACCTTAAACTTCTTCTTGGCCTCGGCTTTCACACGAGACCATAGAGCAGCGTTGTTCGGTTTAGACGCAGCCATATCAGCAGTTCCAAGCGCGTAAAGATTTATTAATACGCGAGTTAGGATCGTTTGCCGTCTTCGCGCTAGTTAGTTTTTTCTTCATGCCTTTCATACGGGCGCAAAAGCTATCGCGGCGTGGACCACCTTCGGGCTGTGGAGGTTTAAGCCCCGGCTTGCCGGGGTTAGCGGCATTGTATGAGGCACGACCCTTGGCGTTCAAACCGCCTTTAGGATTCTTACCTTCCTTGCGTGTCCACGCGGGAGTCTTGGGCATTATGCAATCCTCTTGGCTGTAACAATAACAGAAGGGATAGCTGGACAAATAAATGGAGACGACTGGGCCGCTGCATGTTCGAGAGATACGTTACCACTCTCAACAGCAAACAACGCTTCAATATACTGTGAAGCTGTAACGCTCTCCATAATCGTAACTTGAAAGAGTAATGCACCGCCAACGGAAGTCTTCGGTACAGTCACCTTGGATGCTGAAGCGGTGATGTCAGTGCCGTTCTTACGAAACCAAACTGTCGCATCTTGTTCTGACGTATCAGAATTAAGAAACTGAATACTTACAGTAAGTTCGTACGTACCAGCAGTGTCAAACGTGATACGCGAATTTGAAGCTACTGTGATGCCAGAATTAAATGACGCCGAAGTATTGAGCGTGATAGCCGTCGGCGTATTTGCTGAAGCCGTCTGATCCTGTGTGGAATAAAACTCACCGTATTTCAGATCAGAGATACTAGATAGCGGTATCGTAACACCAGAGATCGTACCACCCGTGATAGCTACAGCATTGGCGTTCTGAGTAGCCATGGTGCCGAGGCCAAGATTGGTACGCGCACCAACCGCCGTCGAGGCACCAGTACCACCATCTTCGATAGGGAGATCAACAATACCTGTGATTGAGCCACCCGAGATGGCGGCATTGGCTATCTCGACGTTACCGCTGAGTGCAGAAACGGAGTTGCCGCTGATGCGAATATTACCTATGGAGCCTGAGTTAAGGCCGAGATTAAGTGCGGTGGCGACACCCGTGCCACTGTACACCACTTTTTCAGTGGCCGCTGGGCCACCATCAATATGTAAAAGCTGGGAGTAAGTCTCGTTGATCTTACTGCCGGTAAGATTTGACGCCATAATCTGTCCTCTAAAAAGAAGGTAGGGGCTAAGCCCCTACCAATTATTCAAGGACGTAATCGAAGATAACGTCGATGTGGGTAGCCGTCGTGACACTAGAACCGGTCTTGCTCACATTGATCGCCGTACCGGCGTCGTTCGCCGTATAAGACGCACCATCAGCAAGAACAGTAGCACCCGAGCCACCAGCGGTCAGAACGGTACTCTGCGTCAGGCTGGCCTGAGCAAAAGCAACGAGCTTACGTGAAGTGGATGAAGTGCCGGTGACATCAACCGTCGTGACCGCACCAGCAGCGCCACCAACCGAAATAGCCTTACAACTGACCATACGGATGGATTTGCCGCTAACCGCCGCAACGAGTTCGACGCCAGCATTGACCTGTGCAATCGTCAGACGCTTGCGAACATTCAGAACAACCCCAGTAAACCGGGGATTCGTAATGGTCGCCGTCGTCAACGTCGCATTGTCAGCCTCAAGGTTGATCGCCTTAAGACGGGAATGAGTTACGCCGTCATAAACAGACATTGAATCCTCCTATGAGAAAGTAGGGGCCGAAGCCCCTACGATCAGTTCGGGTTAAGAACAACCGCGAAGCAGCGGAGGACGCAGTCCGTAGGCGCAGCCGTGTTAATCAGCAGGTCGATGGTATCGTTCGACGTACCGACGATGATCGGATTCGCCAGACCGGTACCAGCAGCCCACGACCAAGCAAGGGCGTTCGACGCAACGTCGTTACCAAAGGCGTTGGCGGCAGCAGGCGAACCGCCCGTGAAGCCAAGATCAAAGGTAGCCGTCGTGTTGGTCGATTCGACCTTCGTGACTTCAAAGCCAGCGTGCAGAATCACGGCGTTGGCCGGAACCTGTATGACCTGAAGAATGTCAGCCGCAGCCAGCGCCGTGGCGGCAGCAGCCGAACGAGCAGCCACAATCGCAGCGAAGTCGAGTTCGACTTCGATGTACGAAATGCGGGTGTCGCCATAAGCCGGGAACGCAGCCGTTCCTTTATTGAACCCGTAGGAGTCCGTATAAGTAGCCATTTATAGTCCTCCTTACGAGAAGCTGATGACGGATTCGACAAGCGCTTCCGGCTTGACAACCTTGTAGCCATACACCTGCAGGCCACGAACGATGTCACCGAACGTCGTCTCCGAACGAATGGTCTCCATCTCAGTCATCTGAGAAGCGAAGGTCAGGCCCATCTTAGTACCAGCAATGATGTGGTACTTCGTGCTGGACGTCACTTTCAGATTGTGGCTGACGTAGATCGTGAAACGATCAATCATGCCGAGACGGCCATTGCGGACAATGGACTGGCTGTCGCCCGTGAGCGAAGCATCCTTCAGTTCCGACTTCTTAATCAGGCCAGCCATACGAGCCGGGATGATAAGGAAGCGGTTCTGTTCCGGGCAGTTCGCCTCGTCGAGAACGGTACCCATGTCAACGACAAGGTCCGTAACCGAAGTCGTGGAGGTAGCGCCGTCCTTGGTGACCGTCAGCGGAGCGCCGGTCGTGCCAAGGTTGAACGCACCAGAGACAGCACCAGCCGTCGCGCCCTTGTTGGTGGCGGCAATGTCCGGCAGCATGTCGGTCAGAACGCGCTGGTCGATCTTGATCTTCATCTGCTCGGAAGCATCTTTGGACCACATATCCATCAGCTTGACGTCCGACTGGACGCGGTCGATGTCATCCTCAACGCAAGCGAAGTACTCGCCCTTGTCGATGACAAGCTGCAGTTTCGGCTTGTCGGGATTTTCGACAACGAGATTCTGACCCTTGACATAGTCGCGGATCGTGATGTTCGGAATGGTACGGATGTTGACCGTATCACCCTGATTACGAATCTCGCCTTCGTAATCGGTATTAGAGATCGCCGCGAGAACCGTGGCGTCGTAGAAATTCTGGATCAGTTTGCCCGACCAAATCTCAGGGATAAAGTTCCCCGAGTAATTCGGACGGCCCGAAGAGACCGGATAAGACATGGAATAGCTCCACTTAACCTGTTGCGACTATGCGATTTTCGCGCTGTGCAGCGAAAATATCGCGTTCAATTCGGTCGCGTTCAGCCTCTTTGCCCTGATAAACGCCTTTACGCACATCGTCGAAGAACTTTTTGATGTCCTCCGGCCCGTACACTTTGGCCTGATTCCCACTGGGCGAACCACCATTGCGGCTACGACCGGGAGAAACCTGTTTATCAAGTTCGGAAACTGCGCTCCGAGGTGGTTGAGCAACTTGCCGACCATTCATATCCTGCCAAGTACGGAAGAAATTTACGACGCGCGGGACGTCCAGATGTCTCTGAGCATCTTCAAGGTACACCTGCCGGGTTGCGCCCGTCAGAGGGTCGACTTCCATAAGCCAGTTCAGGAAGTTCTCGTCTGTGTTGATGTCTCTCCATTCGGGGACATTCGCAGACAGTTCCGACCAGAATAGCTGTTCAGATGATTGCGCTTGCTTCTGTGCGACCTGTTCAACACGCGGAAGAACGCTTGCCTGCATCTGGCGAACCATATGCTCTAGCTCGGCAATCCGCTGGTTGGCAGCGGACACTTCCTCTTTCGTCACACGACGCATGACTTCGAGGGAGTCGCCATATTCTTCAACGTCTTTATCAGTCACTAGCTTCTGGACGGTTCCCGAACTTGATGCGGGCGCTGCCGAAAGCGTAGAAAGCAACTGCTCCATCTGGGTAAGTCGCTGATTCAACTGCTGATTCTCGGTACGAAGTCGCACCGTATCCGCGTTGTACATACCCTGAAGTGTTTTGTACCGCTTCTCGTAAGTCTCTTCGTTCTCCTTGTTGCCTACCTGCCTTTGCTCGTTAGGGGTAGGCGCAGTTGCAGTATTCTCTCCACTGTCGGCTTGCTGAACTTCTACAGTCTTAGAACCTTCTGCTCCAGTCTCATCGGTCTTAGCCTCAACTGTCTCAGAATTGGTTTCCTTGTCTTTGTAGAACTTCTCCACAGCCTCAGACTGGCGGCGAATCTGCTCAGGAATAGTCATAGAACGCTCCTCTCGGTATGCGTATGGTTAAATGGCGGCTACCTCTTCCGAGATTCTGCTGCCATATCAGGGGCATCTTGTACTAGTTTGTATATTTCTGTCAACACTTGGCAGCGCCCTTGGGCCAAGTTAACAGCATCTGCTCCAACATATGGTAGCTGATTCAATTCGCGTTGCCGCCACTCAGAAATCCATTCAAGGATAGCTGGATGCGACCGAGAGATTGAAGCCCATTGCTGAAGAAGTTCTGGAGTAGGACGAATCACGCACCACCGCCTTGCGGTCTAGCAGTGGCAGCGCTCATGCCGCCTGCCGGATTACCTGCTTGGTCCACCATTGCCCCTTGCGGTTGCTGGGGTACAGCCGCTTGAGCCGCAGCCTCTGTGCGCTTGGAGAACCTAAGTTGGTCACGGGATGGAACGATCTCATCGACCGGCATCTGCAGACCCTTGGCAATCTCACGAAGGATCGCCGCACGACCATCCTTACCAATGATACCCATGTCGATCTCGTTGCCAGTGGCGTTGAGGAACTCGACGCGGCGCATATTGACGGTCTCTTTGACGGCCAGATTAACAGCACCACGCGGGATAACCTGCGCGTCACCCTTGATCGACTCGTCAGCATCGTACCGCATGTTGTAGATAAACTGACGCTCAACGATTGGCATCGTGATGTCGTTGTCGATGTGCATGACGACCTGACGAATACCCTTACCAGCCGAACCCATCAGCATAGACAAGCCAGACGCCGTACGGCCAGCGCCCTTCACATCGACGTCGCCGTAGATGTAAGACGGGATACCAGAATGATCGTCAGCCAGACGGCTGAACCGCTCATAGACTGCCATCAACGTGTTGGCGTTGTCATTAGGTTGATTGAACCGAACAGCCGGAGCCGATCCACCCAACGGATCGTTGAGAACCTGCCAAATTTTCCAAGGATGAAGCTGGGTAATATCCTCGTTCGGGGGGATACGCTCCAGATTAACCTCAACCTGCGGGCCAGACGCAATACCCATGTTGTTCACAAGGGCGCGGGCCGCAGCATTACAGATATTCTGCAGGTCTTCAATGATCTCAGGGATTCCGCGACCCCAGAACGAGCCGGGCGTCTTGATGAACGACGTCTTGGCGTAAGGTTTCTCACCCAGTGGATCGTAGTTCAGGATCGCTTTGATGACATAGTTGCCGACGAGCCAAATATTGGCGTCGTACTCCTGAGCCTCATCGGGAGCGTCGGCATCGCTCATACCCCAGTCACGGAGCATCTTGCCACTGACTTTGCCCCAGAACTCAAGAGCGTCAAACATGTCGGTCGGGCGCATCTCGGTGTAGAACTTGCGTTCTTCTTCCTCGCGCTCACTCTCAATCGTCTCAGCGACCCAAGACTGGCCGGGGCCAACTTCCAATACCTTGCGGATTGCTTGGTCGTCGTAACCGGGGACACCAATGAGGTCAGATAGGGCCGACCGACTGAGCTTGTGATGCTCAAACAGATAGCCGTCATTGATCCGGGTAATGCCCGGCTCGGGGTAAATATTGAACGGACTTACCCGTTCAAATTCCGGCGCAAGTCTCTCGCCTGCTTCAACGATGGTCTTACCATCTGGACCTTTCGTCCAGCTAAGATGGCGTTGACGACGAACGACCGGACCCTTAACGAAAGCGCAAGGGAAAGTAACCAGATCAGTAATGAACTCATTGAACGCCTCCGGCCAACCGCCTTGGGTGAACTGATCTTCAATCTTGATCTTCATCTTATCGACGCGAATCTGCGCCGCCTGAAGAACTTTGAACCGATACTGTTGTGAGACAACTTCTTTCAATTCAAGGAGTTGACCCTTAGACGGCGCTTCGCCGGTTGCTTGGATAACTGCCATCACTTCTTCAGCAAAAGCATTCTGAAGCTCAGCGCTTGCATCCGGGGGGAGATCGGGAATCGGCGTGGGCGACAAGTCCCACGGCGGTGAACCGGTGTCGAGAAGAATATCTCGAAGCCAGCTTTCAGCCGCACGACACTTCACTTCCGTGAGCATCATATAGACTTCGGACCCGCCCTGATTGCGGATCGCGTTCAGCTTGTCGGCTTCATACTCACCATTCCGCTGCCGCATGGCGCGAAGCATGATGTGGCTAATTGGCTCACGAGCAATGCGCGCCGCATCCCAACATCTTTTGAGATATGCGGACAGGCCAAGAATAACAGAATCCTGCTGTCGAGCCTGAACCTCTTGATCCATACGCTCACGTTCGGCGCGATCAAGTTCTTCATTGCTGACGACACGAAGGAGGGTAAGCCCAGCCATCTAGTTATTCCTGCGGCGCTGCTTCAACAACTGGTTGATTATCTGGCGATACCGGCCACTGTACACTGGTAACTGACGCGATGAAAGCGTCAATATCAGTCGTCGCTTCCATGTCGCTGATCGCCAGCGCGCATGTCGTCCGCACGGCTTCGCGGTATGACAGCCAATCAGCCGGGATTTCCGTGCCGATTTCAGTCTTGCGCGTGACAAGCCAATCGGACGGATCAAGCAGCGTCCAAGCCGTCTGGCGGAATTGCGAAGCCCATGTCGTTTTAAGGCCAGCCAAGTCTTTTGGGATCGCCGTCCATGTGCCATCAGGGTTCTGGCTTACGAAGAAAAATCTGTCATCGGGACGCGGATAGTCGGGTATTTCCTCAATGCCGATTGCGGCGCGTTCTTCCGGCGTAGCAAGACGCAACCAGTTAGCCGGATAGCTTGTGCCATCGTGTTCAAAGGGAGTGTCTAGCGGCAACTGCCGCCCGTCGAGAACGAACATTATTACCTCGCTAGAGCATATTTGAAGGGGTTTTCCGCGAAGGCGGCGTAGATTATGGACTGCCCCAATGCGTTGTTCGAGTTGTTAGCGCGCAGTTTGAAGCCGTTTGATAAAATATCAAATTGAGACAGCGAGCTTTCCACAGCGCTTGCGTTAGCTTCAAGTCTTTCAATAGGAACATTGTATGATGAACGCGCTGTATCCCAGACAGACCATGAGGTCGTGTTATCCGCCGTGTTTTTAATCATTATGTATCGCGGCCTAAACCCCGTGAACACGAACGGCCCATCAGCCGAACCATTCCCCGTATAGCTACCAAAGGCGCTGTAGCCCGCGACGGCGGCGAAACAGTAGGCGACTAGATTTTGATTTGCGCCACTACACATTGAAGAACCACGCGCGCCTATAACGCTGCTTGTCGCGCCAGTCCCCCACAATGACGCAGCCGTTGCGACCGCCGCAGTTCCGTTTAGAAGTAAATAGCTATCCGTCGCGGAAGCAAGTTTATCAGTCCACACCCACCAGTTGTCAGCGATGCTGCGGTTCTTCACGATGATAAGCGATGGAGTAACACCAAGGCCGTGACCAATCGTGTAGTTCACGGCGTTGTTGCTCATTGTCCATGTCACCACACTAAAACCAGCCGTCGTATTAGCGCTTACCGTGCTGGTGATAGAGCCGGAAGTGTTGCTGGAGCCGGAGCCGTTGGCTTTCCATTGCCAAGCGACGTAGGTTGAGTTTAATTCATTGAACCAACTATTATCGGTTGACCCAGCACTGGTAGTAAAACCATCGCTATTAAACGAGGAAACATAGCCGTTAGCTGGATTTGTTGTTTCAGCGTCAGTTAAATTTGATGAAATTCTTTTTCCAGTTCCGCGAATAACATCATATAACTGATGGTTGCCCACTGAACTTCTTAGTTTAGCCCAGATTAAATCTGGCTGAAAATTAAGCCCGGTAAATGTCCTGCCGCTGGACGTCGAGGTGCCTGTCCATGTCAGAATACCCATATACGCATTCCCCGCCGCAATCGTAGGCGTCGGAAGGTTCTGCGTGTTGAGCGCCTTGAAGCCGGAGGGAGGCATGTAGGTGAATGGGCGCTGGCCAAAATTGGCGTCGTATGTCGTAGCTGACGGTGATGCGGTTGCAAGAAATGGCCGAAGGGACTTTCCACTTATGCCCGTGCTAAACGCTGTGCCTTGACTTGTGTTATTTTTGTAAAACGTAAGAGTTCCAGCGTCTATATCTAAAGCAATGCCGATAACATCGCCAGTCGTATATGTTGCACCATAGCTAACAGACGAACCGTTGCCGCCTTTATTGCCGGTATTAAGATATACAAACGTCTGGCTATATGACCAGCTACTATCTGTTTTTAACCATGTATCGTCAGAAACGCCGATATAAGCGCTATTACCTAACGTAGATACGGTGATTTCCCAATACCACTTGCCGCTTGTAACCGCGATTGTGCCAGTCGACGAATTTCCCGCGCTAGAAAAATTCAAATTAGCCGAAGATAACGTAGTTCCTGACTGTAGCGCATTAAGGACGCAATAATTTCCTACGCCATTGCCGCCATCTGCGTAAGGCGTCGGCGTATCCCACATGCTGTCGTAGGTCGTCGCAGTGGACGTTGTGCCAAAGTTATTCGTCGTCCAGTAGTTCGTGCCGGCAAAGTCTTTGCCGTAACCCGTATTGCTACCAGACGTTGCGCCAACATCCGTGAATTTCAGATAGAAGCCGTTTGTGCCATATGTTCCAGTATAGGCTTTAGGTTGCCATACGCCGGTCGTAGTATTGCTCTCGCCAAATGAGGATGGCGTGAGCGCTTGGCCGTCGATGAAATTGACTTCGGCTAGGTAG